CTGGCAGGTGTAGCTGCCGAAGGCATGACCGGAGTGGATCTGGCCGAGTACTGCCATGACTGCCGCTACGATGTCCCCGCGCCTGGTGCTCATGTCATGCCTTCTTGAGGATCAACCGGACCATGCCGGAGTTCTCCGGCTGCAGTTCGGTGACAGTGTAGTTGGTGGAGCGGACGGAGAGCGCCCGGCCGTAGGCTGCGCCCTGGGTAGCGGCATCGGCGGAGGTGATCAGCACCGTCGGAGCGGTGGTGGAGATCATGCCGTCCAGGGGATTGAGCACGTCCCACGGCAGCCGAAAGAATCCGGTGCAGGTGGTGGGGTCGCCGCCCTGGATGACCGCGGCAAAGGTTACGGTCTCGCCGACAGTGGCGATGAGTGCGGCCTGGTCAGCGGCGTTAAACTGCATGGGACCTCCGTGTGCTGCAATGCTCAATAAAGTGGCCCAGATACTGGGCCACTCGATGAACAGGCAACCGGTTAGTTGCCGAGCAGCAGCGCAGTGTGCTGCGGTACTGCGTTTTTGACGCCCCAGGAGATGCCGACCTCGTACTGGTTGGCATGGTATCCCTTGTACTGGGCAAATCTGAACGGCAGGCCGGTGATCGGGTCCTGGATGATGATCTCATCAGTCGCGGAATCGCCCCCTTGTGGCTGGGCCGGCAGACGGGCCAGCAGATGGATTGCCGAGCGGTCAAAAGCCATGTTACGGGTGCAGGTGCCGACCACGACGACGGCTCCACCATCGGCCAGGGTGGTACGCAGACCAGGTGCGGCGATGGTGATGTCTCCGGCTGCAGCCAGACCGGTGAGCACGACATACTTGTGTGTAGTGTTGGTGCCGAGGGTAATGATGTCGCCGGCCAGGATGGTGCCGGTTCCGGTCTTGAGGGTGACGGTGGTGGCGCCGATGGCATGGGCTCCGTTTACCACATACGGGCCGGTGTTGTTGCCGACGGAGGTGTTAGTGACGATGCCGGCCGACTCCCTGAGGCTTACGCCGTAGATGTCGATCAGCTTGCCGGTGTTCAGCATGTTGGCGCCCTGGAATGATCCCAGGCCGACCAGGGTGCGGACAGCAGCGCCGGCGGTGGTGTTCAGCACAAGCTGGGGATCGACAAGGGCTGCGCCGTTGTCGGCAAGGATTTTGCGGGCCTGGGCGGCCTCGCCGAGGTTGCTGCCGAAAATGGCGGCCGGGGTGGTGGCGTGGGCCGCATAGGCCCGACTGCAAGTCACATGCAGGGCACCCAGGTCAATTTCGATCAGGTTGCGCAGCCGGCGGATCGCCTGAGCGATCTTGTTATTCTGGATGCTGCTCTTGGATGACCGGAGTTTTGCCTCGTCGTCACCGGACCAGTAGAACGGCACAGACTTGGACTTGGTCAGTTTCATGGTGCCGGCACCGACGGTTTCGTCAACGAATGCCGGCGGGATGGCCGCCGGGGTGATGTCGCGCTCGGCTCCGATGGCGGTGATGTCGTAGGTGATATCCTGGTTGAGCGCCGCCTCTTCGGCCTTGCCGTTAATATAGACGGCATTGATCATGCCGGACGGCTCGTTGCTGACGTTGTCGACGGCTTCGTAGATAAAATCAATCAGTCCTGTGAGGGTGTTTGCCATGATGATGGCCTCCTTTTATAGGTTTGTGTTTGGGTCAGTCGATGAGCTTGATGCCGGCCTTGACTGCGGAACGCTGCTCATCAAGGGGCAGCCGGTTGAAGTCGGCCCGCTTCATGGTTTTACCTTCACTCCCGGTTGATTCTGCGGCCGGGACGCTGGGCGGTGCTTCTTCGGTGAGCTGCTGCAGTGCGGAGCCGCGGAGGCTCTTCTCTGCAGAGACGATGGCCAGAGCGGCGTCGGCTCCGGTGGAGGTGCCGTCAAAGGCCAACTGGTCGATGAGGGCTTCGTGCCCCGGAATGGACTGGGCACGGACGGACTGGATGCGGTCGATCTCGGCAGCGGCGCCTTCGGCACGGGCAGCGGCAATGGCTGCGGCATGTCCGGCGGTTGCTTCGGCGGCTATTGCTTCGACCAGGTCGGGGTGGTCTGCCTTGAGTTGTTCGATTGTCATGGGTTGCTCCTTTGCGTTTTCGATACGGGCGGCACTGGCCCGCTTGATTCCTGCGGTGGTTTTTGCTGCTGCCAGGTCGTTGACCTGCTGTATGGTTTCGGCCAGGGTGGCAACACTGTCCACCAGTCCGTTGTCGAGGGCCTTCTGGCCGAGAAATACCCGGCCTTCGGCCATACTGGCGACCACTTCGTCGGCACCGACGCCGCGATTTGCGGCTACGGCATCGACAAAGAGGCCATAAATCTGATCGAGGTCGGCCTGGATCATGGCCCGGCCCTCGTCACTGAGCGGCTGATACTGGGAGATGGCCCGCTTGTACTTGCCGGCGGTGATCTCGGTGGTTTTGATGCCCTGCTTTTCCTCCCAGCCGGAGATATCCATGTGGGCGGCGACGACGCCGATGCTGCCGACGTCGGTGGTGAGATCGACCATGTTGATGGAGTCCGCGGCGCTGCCGATCCAGTAGGCGGCAGAGCACATCATGCCGTCGGCCAGGGAGATGACCGGCTTTGCGCCGCGATTCGAGGCGATGAGATCGGCGAGGAGTTTGGTGCCGTCGACGGTGCCGCCAGGGGAGTCGATATGCAGGACGATGCCCTTGACGGCAGGGTCGTTGAGGGCGGATAGGTAGTCGTTGCCGACCATCTCGGTGGAGCAGCCTCCGGAGATCTGGGTGAAGAGGTTCATCCGCTTGCCGATGACGCCGTGCATGGGGATGACAGCGACACCGTCAACGACATAGGAGCCGGCCTGGCTGTTGTTGAGCTTTTTACCGGTGGCGGCCTCTATGGCGGCGATGTCGATCTTTTCCGCCCGGTGGAGATGGCTGGAGTAGATCCGCTGGATCTCTTCGAGCATGTTCGGGGTGATGGCCCACGGTCCATTGATAATGTCGATGATTCTCATGTGGTCTCCAGGTCCGATTCAGGCTGATCGGCGTTATCCGGTCCGGGCTGGGCAGGCTCCGTAGCAGCATCGGGTGCATCCGGCTGCAGTTCATCGATGATCTCTTTTTCCTTGAGGAATTGCGGCACCTTGGCCATCCAGTCTGACCCGCCCTGCGGCATGGCGGCGCATTCTTCGTCGTGGGTGGTGAGGTAGGCGGCCATGCGTTCCTTTGCGGCGTTGATCTCTTTGAGCGGGTCGAGGTGATACGGGGCGTCACCGGTCCAGACGGTGCCGAGCCAGGCCTTTTTTATCAGCGGATCGGCAAGGAAGCCGGGGGCTGACAGGCGGCCACGGGCAACGGCCTCGGTGATGACTGCTTCATAGACGGGCTGGCAGAGCATGGTGACGAGCCAGTGGCGGCGGCGGCGGAAATAGTCCCAGGCCTCCATGAGGGCGGCCCGACTGGCCGAATAGGAGGCGGTGAAATGCTTGATCAGGACCTCGAACGGCAGCTCCAGGGCCATGCCGATCTGCCTGAGGATGGAGGTCATGAACGGGTCAAAGGCCGGGTTGGGTCGGCCGGGGTTGACGGTCTCGACTTTCTCGCCGGGCAGGAGTCCGAGCACTGAGCCGTAGCCGAGTTCCATGCCGGTGGTGTCGAGCTGATTCGTCGGGTCTCCGGTGGGATTGGCAGCCGTGGGCGCCGGTCCGAGTGATGGGTCTCCGGCCTCGTTGGTCACGAATACGGTGAGCATCCCGGAGACGACGGCAGCCATGACCTCGGCGTCGGTATAGCGGCCGAGCTGCTTGATGAGTTCGACGACCGGGGAGAGATAGGGGACGCCGCGGGACTGGCCGGGTCGGACCTTGTCGAACAGGTGCAGGCAGAGCGGGCTGCCGGAAGAATTGAAGGCCGGGATGGTAACCCATTCCAGGGTTGTTTTCTGCCGGTACGCGGAACCGGGGTGCTGCTTGAGGACGTGATAGGCAACCGGGGCGCCGTTGGCATCCTTTTCGACGCCGGCGCTGAGGGTGCTGGAGTTGGGTTTGTTGTCCCTGTTGACCAGGCGGGCAGCCTCGATCAGCTGCAATTTGAGGGTGTAGGGTGAGCCGGGCCGGACAAAGCGAGGCATGTTGACCAGTATGTCTCCGTCTTCAAGGCTTTTGAGGAAGGTGAGCCCCTGCATGATGGAGAACGGGAGCTGGCGTTCGGCGTCGATCTCGCGGGTTTCGGTGGCGAGGCGGAATTCGCGGGCGGCCTGGAGCTGCCAGGCGTCGGCCTGTTCGTCGGTAAGGTTGAGGATGGCCCGGTCGATCTGCGGTTTGACCTTGAGACCGGTGCCGACGATCTTGGAGACGTTGGTCCTGATGGCGCCGCCGGCAATGGCGTTGTTCCTGACCAGGTGCTGTGATTCTTCACGCAGGGTGGGAAGATCGGGGATAATGGCGGTGTCGGCATCGCGTTCACGGACCCGCCCGAGCATGTTGGCCCGGCGGGAACGGTCGGCTCCGGTGTAGCCGCCGACGATGGCCATGCGGAGACGGTTCTGGTAGCGGACCTGGCCTTTGACCGGGTCGAAAAAATTAACGATATCGTCAACGATGTTGACCGGGACCTGGACGGTTTTGCCGCCGATGGTTATCTCGCGGTTGAGTCTGCTCATCGCGGGATGACCTCGCGTACGGCGATGCCGCCGCCACCGGTACGGGAGAGGCGGACAACCCATGAATTCCAGTATTCAATCTGTTTCTGGACGTCGCGGCGTTTGATTGTGGTGCCGTCGATGGTTATCTCGGCATTAACACCGAGCTGGTCATCGAGTGCCATATACATGGCAAGTTTTGCCTCAGCCTGCGCGACAGTGATACCAGCCATAAACACTCCTGTGTGTATGGCCGGTATTGTCAGGCGGGGGCAAACATTAGTCTAGGGGGCATTGGAGGGCATTGGAGGGCATTGGAGATTTATTTACACGGCATCGCGCATCGAGTTGACATAATTTCGCAGTTCGGAGGCGAGAAAGCG